GGAATCCTCGGAAAAGGAATCCAGGAGGGCCTCCTCCTCAAGCCAGTTAAATATCAGTGGGCTATGGACCTGTACGACCAGGCTGTGGCAAACACCTGGTTCCCCAACGAAATTCAGCTCGGTGAGGACATCGCAGACTTCAAGAAGATGACAGAGGAAGAGCAACACGCCATTACATTTTTAATGTCGTTCTTCAACCCCTCTGAGCTGATTGTGAATAAGGCTCTGGCATTTGGTGTCTACCCATATCTGAATGCTCCTGAGGCGCACCTGTACCTCGCCAAGCAGATGTGGGAAGAAGCCAACCACTGCATGTCGTTCGAGTACGTTCTCGAAACGTTCCCGGTAGATCGTACAGAAATCTACAATCAACACGTTTCGGTCCCTAGTATCAAGGCTAAGGAAGACTTCGAGGTCAAGTTCATCAAGCGCATGACCGAAGAAACTCTCGACATCGAGACTATAGAGGGCAAGCAGGACTTTGTTCGCAACCTTGTGGCCTACTCGGTCATCATGGAAGGTATCTGGTTCTACTCGGGCTTCATGGTCGCGTTGTCGTTCCGTCAGCGCAACCTGCTGCGCAACTTCGGTTCACTTGTTGACTGGATTGTCCGTGACGAGTCGCTGCACCTCAAGTTTGGTGTAAACCTCGTTGTAACAATTCTTGATGAAAACCCGGAGATCGTTACTGAAGAGTTTGCTGCCGAGATCAAGCAGATGATTCTTGACGCTGTAGATATGGAGACCGCCTACAACAAGGACCAGTTCCCGAACGGGATCCTCGGACTCAACGCAGACTACGCAACGCAGTACACCAAGTATCTAGCTGACCGACGTCTTGAGGAGCTTGGGTTTGGTACTCACTACAATGTGACTAACCCCGCTAAGTGGATGGCTGCTGCCAACGACACTCTGCAGTTGGTCAACTTCTTCGAGTCGACCAACACGAGCTACGAGTCGAACGCCTCGGCGACCGTGAGTAGATAATCTAAAATAAACAAAAAAATAAAGGAGACGTAATTGTCTCCTTTATTTTTTTTATGTAGTTACTCTGCGTCGGCCTCTTCAGCGTCAACATCGTCAGCTTCAACGTCGTCGTCGCCCTCTATAGCAGCCTCTTCGGCTTCTACCTCTTCAGCTTCTACCTCTTCAGCCTCGAACTCAGCAACTTCTACGGTTTCTTCAATTTCTGACATTTCATTCCTTTTACTGGGATGGTTTGTGGATGGTACTACAGAAAAAGGATAACATAAATATTTTAAGTATATTTTCTACTCAATGGGTCCGCCAACAGCCCAGGCATTACAGGTACGGGATGCTGCACATTTAAAGTCCAGAGCCTCGCAGTACCCTAATTCAGCCTGATCAATGGCAGCATCTGCATCGACTTGTTGAGATCCTCCCTGCTCTAGGCCACTAGCAATACAATCGAGCATTTGTGGAGTACGAACAAAAAATACACACGTGGCGCACCGAGTACTTTTAGCTTCTTCTAGTGTTGTTTTCCACTTATCTGCTTTATCTTGCCAAAACTCTTCATTGGGTTCTTTTGGATTGAGGGGTCCGTACCCAACATTGTCAATTGCGTTCTGGCGATTTTTAAGATTAAGTTGAATGTCTTGTGTGGCTGGGGGGCACTCTTCTTCATTGAGGGTGGCAAACATAGAAGCCAAAAGAGGAGAAAGATTCGCTGCCTCGGAGTGACGAGGATGTGCCTTCGGTAATAGATCATTGTCTGACACGTACTTGGGGTTAGTTGGTTTTCCAGACTTTACAAGCTTTAGGAAAGCATTTACTCGAGCCATAGCCCATGAATTACGATTTTGATCTGGACGGTGAGAAGTTGAGAATGCACCTGCTCCACGACGATAAACAGCTTTAAGCATCCGCAAATTGACTTTACGTCCGTTCTTAGCTTTAGCGTTGTGGTCTTCTACTTTTTTCTCTAGGGCCGAGATAATTGATTCTGTAAATTTTACGCTGGCACCTGTGTCAGCAGAGCCAGCTTTGTTCTTATCAGATCCTTTTATTTGATCTTTCTTGGGGGCCGGCTTTGATCCTGCAGTTGCTACCTGAGGTTCTGGTATCTCTTCGGTCATGGTTACAGCTCCTTCTGGAAGTACGGCAAATCTACATTTACCTTCTGGTTCTACGGGAAGAGCAATAATTGCACACTCTTGTCCGCCGCGGTATAAAACACAATTAGAGCATTTAACTCCAATTTCTTTGACTTCGTTTTCAGCAGCAGGGGTGTATCCAGCCCAAATACCCGTAGAGTCTTCGTTGAATTTTCCGTACTTATCGGCAATTTGAATGAGAGCTTTAGCGAGGTCGTTCTCCTCGGGAACTAAGAAACCAGTCATAAATCTATTGTATAGTAGATATATTTTTACTAATTCTTATGCTGTAAAATTAAATACAACCTAAGAGAAAGAAATAAATAAGTTGAGTAAAGTACAAGATCTAACTGAAGAAACATTTAAATCAGAAGTTTTAGACGCCCCTGGTCCAGTCTTAGTTGAGTTTTGGGGGTCATGGTGTAGCTCCTGCAAGGCCATGTTCCCGATCTTGGATGAGCTATCAGAAGATCAAGATAGCCTTAAAATCACCAAACTAAGTGTTGAAGATGCACCAGAAGTAGCAAGAAGCTATGGGGTGCGTAGTATTCCGGCGATGTTAGTTTTTAAAAATGGATCTATAGTTCAGACAATTATTGGACCAAAAACATATGAGAAGTTGTCTAAAGAGTTAAGAGAATTTATTTGATCAATATCCTTGATCAACGTACGGTTCTTTTATGGGGGAGAGACGGTGGCGCTCATCAATAATTCTAGATGCCCTGCCTTTAGCAATTAATTCGTGTTCTGTCCAGTGGTGTCCGCAGAACAGTAACTCTCCTGTATCAAACATAACTTGTACGTACGCCTGAGCTGAACACTGATCACATCGATCAGTCATTTTTAAAATAGTCTCATTCAATTCAGTCATACATCTATTCTATCCACGTAACTCATACTGTGAATATATAAATAAGATTCACGTAGTCTAAGTTGATTGTTTGTTAGTCAATCTATAGACTGGAAATATGACGAATTACATGGAAATGCCTGACTTTTTTGATGCAGAGAAGGGTGCTACACCTTGCTCGGAAGCAGATCCGGATGGATTTTTTCCCGAGCAGGGGGACTACCATCTTAGCCGACTAGCAAAGAAAATTTGTCAAACATGTCCATACCAGCCCGAATGCCTAGACTGGGCACTTAAGAATGAACAAGAGATTGGTATCTGGGGTGGATCTTCTGAGTATGAACGCAAACAGATTCGCTTGGGGAGACTTAAAAAAGAATCTCTACCGTTTGCCTAAAAATCTGGATCGTCCTGGGGATACTCTTCGAGCTCGGGTACCGGGCGCACCCCGGACATAATAATTGCTTTGGCTAAACTAATTTCATTTCTATAGCCTGTTGTTGTCTCGGCTGCTTTTGGATCTATTTGAATAGCTCGCAGGGCCACCCTGAGAAGTGTCAACGTAGCGGGTATTGAATCCTTAAGGAGAATGTCTCCGGTAGATAAAGTTTTGTGGTCTTGAGTCACATACCCAAATTGGATCTTGCGTAGTTTTTCGATAGAACTTTGAATTATTTGCTCGTTATTCATAAAAACCTCCAAGACAAATATATCTTTAATTGAAACAAAAAGTCAATCTATCCCGCAGCAACCATCGCATATGTGAACAGTTTCGTTGCTGAGGTTGACCGAATAGTAGTAAACAGCTGCATCATAATCTGGATGTATAAAACCGTGGCCACAGGTACGAGTAAGAATTCCACGAGTATCACAAAACTCCAGGGGGGCATCCTTTAGTGGATGGTCTGAAGTTTTATTATGAATTGCACAAAAGTTCCTACATACCAGAATGCTGTGGACACCAGAAAGATGAAGATTTGGATCTTCTGTATCAGTCCAATATCCCGTGGATGCATTTTGCTTCAGACGCATTTAGTCTTCTTTGATAATTTTTCTAGATAATTCATTAGCACGAGCGTACTTCTCAGATGCTTCAATTCCAAGTCTAAATTTTGGATCATGCTTTTCTCGAAGATCATATGCGTTATCTAAAATATCAATATATTCTTGATATTCAATTACTAACTCTCTTAGATGATCAGCAGCCATCTTGATTCGTTCTTGTGGATTAAGCATTAGTGCCCTCGTTCTCGTCTGCAAACCAACTAGATGTACAGTTGCAATCTACACCTTCGTCGGTCATGTCAATCTCTTCGGGTTTCGTGGTATTCAGTTCTCTAAACTCTCTAAGACTGAGTGGTGTCGTATTGCCTTTAGAACGCTTACGTAGAATGGTGACGTTAGATCCTAAGAAGTCTTGCATCTTCTCTTCTTGTCTCTCCCACTCTGCATACCGATCTGGCATCTGTTCAAGAAGCAATTTAAACTGCTTGTGTCCAGATCTTACGCAGCCACCTCCACAGTTGTTATGTGGAAACCCGAGGGCATACAGCCGAGGAGGAGTAATGCCTTCGAGCTCTGCAAGACGGATCATCTCGTCTTTCTTGAGGAACGGTGCACTCATCAGTGGAGCTTCTACTTTCCAGGGAGCATAGCCGGCTGTAACAGCCTTCATACGGTGGGACTCGCTCCAGTCAATTCCAACATAAATGATGGTGTTATTTACGTCGCAGTTCTCGTGGATCCACTTCTTAGCAGGTTTCTGCTTCAGCTCGTGTGAGCATGGAGCAATACGAGAATTACCTAGGAATCGCTTGTCTCGAAAAACTTCCCATATGTTTCGACCGTCGATTACCGTAACTAATTCAGCGCCGAGCTTTTCGGCAGACTCCTGGACGAATCGATAAGTATCCTCGTCTTCACCAATGTGGGGAGTCTCCTGGTTGTCACCACGAACATCCGAAAATAAAAGAACGACGTTCTCGGGGCCATAACGATCGCAGACTCGCTTGGCTGCATACCAAGATCCAATACCGCCACTAAACATCACAACGTGAAGAGTGTCTGAAGACATTATTATCCTTTGTTCCTAATACAGAACAATATATCAAATAAACACTATCTCTAGACCGCAGCCTTTAAGAAGATCGTACATAGGAGTTATATCTACGTGATCATCTTCTGAAGTTTTAAGAGTGACTACTCTTCTGATTCCGGAGTTGGCAACAAGCTTGGCGCAATCCCAGCAGGGGAAGTTAGTGATGTAGATTGTTCCGCCCTCATAGTCTCGTCGATCTGCGAAAAGGAGAGCGTTTGCTTCTGCGTGTACGCTGACACAATTTGAATAAGACGGTCCACGGTCATTAGAACCTCCTCTAGGGCACCAACTAGTGCAACCCTCTGAAACAGGAATAGCTTCTATTCCAAAATGTGTAATTAATGTTGTTATAAGATTTGCGGGTGGTCCGTTATAACCAACAGCCATAGGTCTATTTTGTGCTGTAACAATAATGCAGCCAACCTGGCGGTTTACGCATCGAGATCTTCTAGATATGGCTATTGCCATCTCCATCCATGTCTGATGCCAGCTAGGTCGTGGCATTAGATGGGAACATACTTGTCATTTTTATGAATAACATTTTTTACTTTTGACCATTTCAAATCCTCGACCTGGTTTTTGGTAGTGGCCACACAATTTTCTGTTTCCTTGATTGTGCAATAACAACGTTTGCAATGCAGGTAATGAGATTTTTCTAGAGTGTAATCAACAATGTATTGATGTTGATCATATTTATGACCAAGTAGGCCACAAATCATTCGACGAATTTCGTAGTGATCAGGAATGTGCATTATTGTCATCTCCATCTAGTTTTTTTGATTCTTGTTTTATTTCATAATCACGAGGAAGGCTGCTAATAAAAGAGTAAATATTGTCAGAATATGTCGCAGTCCAGACAGCTAGATCTTCGATGTGACCATTCATATTGTTGGGGAAAGAAGTATTGAGAGACTCCAACAGGCCCTTAGCGTAGGCATCTACCCACTCTTTAGCTGTCATAAAAGATTTCATTTAGTTGTCTCCTTTATAAGATCAATCGCACTCAGCAAACCCTCGCAATCGGAGTGCGGGAATGGGGTGTGTAGTATCGGGTCAAGGCCGAAACGTGCAAAGTGCTCGTCACATGATGGGCAAACATGATCCTGCAATACAGCAAGAATACGCTCACGCTCTTCTCGTTCTCCTTCTTGGAAGAGATCATCAAATGCCTCGAAGAAGAGTGGTTGTTGGTTACTCATTTATTCTTCTCCTCAATAAGAGTAATAAGGGTTGGTCCGTACATGTCAATCATTCCGCAATTATCGCTGCATGTACATAGCTGATCTTCAATTATTTTTAAGATGCGTAAACGTTCTTGATATGTGCCGATGTTGACACCAACCTCATAGGCCTTGTTCTCAATCCGATCCACTTCTTCGGGGGTGAATGAGTCACGCATTGTTCTCCCCCTCGATAAGTTCAATGATGCGTAGCTCTGTTTCGTTGTGACGACACCAAGTCATTCCGACATCGGCACACATACAATCTGGAACAGAATTTTTTATCAACGCGATGATGCGCTCACGCTCTTGCTTCTCACCTTGTCGGATGTCCTTCTGACGAAGCGGGGACTTATCTTTTATCACTGATTTTTCCTTAATATTGGGATTTTCCGATATGGCCGGACTATCGTAGTTTTACGATATTTGCTTTTTTAATTGACTATTTTCTTATAGTTTTAGTAAGACAAATATTGCTATAGGTGAGCCTAAAATTGCAAGAACGATAATTGCCCACCAAACCCATGCTTCAGTTTCGTGTATGTGTTTAGGGCGTTTCGCCATTAATTAATTCAATCAGTTCATCGGGAGTATATGGGTAGTGATCGTGCCACTTGCCACAGTCATGTGTTTTGTCGCAACGAAGTTGTTTGAGTAGCTTTATGGTTCGCTCGCGTTCTTCTCGGGCACCTTGCATGTATGCAAGTGTGTCTAATATCTCACTCACTCGTTCTCTCCCTTAATATCTGCAACAACTGACTCAAGCCACTCTGGTAGATAAGACTCTATGTAGTCTGCAATCTTTGCACAGTCGTCGTTTTTATTGCATGAAGACAATTCTTCGATACGTTTTTCAATATTTACTTTGATGCGTTCACGCTCTTGGCTTGTACCGATGCGGACACCTACTTCATAGGCTTTGTTTTCTATTCGGTCTACCTCTTCGGGGGTAAATGAATCACGCATTGTTTTCTCCCTTGATATCCGCAACAACAGATTCAAGCCACTGCTCAATGTCGTGACAGGTGACTGCGTGGTTACATTCTTCTTCAGCGTCACACCAGACTGCTTCAGCTTGGCTGTCCTTAAGTAGCGCGATGATACGTTCACGCTCCGCCTGTGCACCTTCCTCACAGCCCCAAGCGTATGTCTTATGCTCGTAAGAGTTAGATTTAAACATCGAAATTTTTTTCTTGTTGTGGATCAAAAAGTGGGGTGGTCCCATCACGGATCAGTCCAACAATATCTTCTACGATATACGTCTGACATAGACATTGTTCATTCTCTATCCAGTCATGCTCCCCGCTTGTTGGGCAGAGCCTGGACTCGAATAGATCAATGATGCGTTGCTGCTCTCGAAGCCTGCCTACTTCTATCCAGTAAGCGTGAGAAAATCGTCTAGATGAACTAGCCATTGTTATTTGCCTTGATAAGCGCGACCATTCGATGTGGGGCGCATATCACCTGTGAAGGTGTGAACTCCCACTGTTGACACTCACACTCCGACTCCAATAACTCGATGATGCATTCGCGCTCGTCTTGCCGACCAGCGACATAGTGCTCTCGGCGGATAATGTGTTCGCTTTTTTCGGTCATTTGGTGCTCCATTTCGATTCGTAGATCAGGCGGTCATTTTCGGTATCTTCTGCAAAATTGGGTGGGGGATCTAACTTAATGGTCTTGCTCTCGTTACCCCAACAATTAGTTTTAGTTGTAATTGCAACACCACGTTCTTGAGACAACGTCCATGCGAGAATGTCGTCATCTCCGTAGTACCACTTCATCCTGGTGTCAAATTCAAACTGTGGAACAAGGTCTTTGTGGAAGGCCATATAAAAGCCACCAAGACCACCAGTCCCGTCATAACGAGCACCACATGTGGTTGTGACATGCTCGATCTCGGAAGAGGTAACTCTGCCGTCATAGTTTGGGCAAATAAGCCCGAGATCAGAATCACTATCTAACACGGCGCAAAGTACGCTTGCAGTGTCGTGATCACTATCTATGTCGTCATTTATAAATAGAGCGTGGCAGCCAAGAGCCTTTGCTTCTTTCATTCCGATATTCCACATTCCATGGATCCCCTCGTCCTGTGCTGCATATTGAAGAGAGACCTTTGTGGATTTACCCATATAAAAAGAAAGAAGCACAGAATACGTCACTGGTCCATGAGCAACAACAACAATTTTTTCTACTTCTGGGTCTTTCTCCAACTTTGACACAATATTGTGAAGACCCGTGAAATTTGACTTTGTTGGTATTACTGCAACTGCTTTAGTCATTATTGCCTCCATTCGCAAACAATTGCATTGATAATGCTGAGAGCCTCGACGTGATTAATGAATCCGCCCTGATGGTCCACAAGAATTGACTCTATTGCGTCCATTGGTGCTACCTGGGTGTTGAGTCCAGTCATGTTAATTACTGGCATTTTGGATCTCCTCAACATAAAGAATTCCAATGCCTCTACAAACGTCACATATGACGTTGTAATTTTCTCTGTATTCAGTTGCACTACGTATGAGCCCTAAGCCCTTACATGCGTGGCAGGTTATTGTCATTTTGTCATTTTCCTTGTCGTTATAGATCTTCTAGATTGACTTTAATTGCAGACTCTGCTGTCGAGAGTCGATCCTGAAGGATGGCCCTGAGAGCCAAATCTTCTAGGGTTGGTATTAAATTTCTTGCAGCTTGTCGATCTTGAGTTGTAGGTATTGGGTCTGGAGTAGAGGAGTAAGACTCCGCCAGACTTTTAGCAATTTGTTCAATAATCTCGTCCATATGCTTCCTCCGGGTCATAGTCGTACCCGTATTCATCTCGAGGATCATCAAAATCTGGGGTGTCGCCAGTCCACTCGTATTCCTTGAGACAGCCAACACATACCCATTTCCCAGATGCGCTCGAGATTGAGTAACTAACAAGAATGTCAAGTTCTTGTTCTTCTTCAAATATCGGACAAGACTCGTTGAGGCACTCTACAAACTCGTGAAGATATGCCTCGCCTATTTCTTGGTGATACATCAGACAGTCTCCTTATTTGCCATGCGCATTTTGTTCAGTCCGTAGTACAGGGGATACGCAGACTTCAGGCCCATCTCTTTTGCAAGACGGTTGAGGCTGATTCCCTTGTTATACAGATTAAAAATTGCGCTGTGGTAGACCGCGGTACCGTGAGTCTTTGATTCGTTGAGGTATGCAACTGCTTCTTGATACTGCTCTTTGGTTGCAACAGACTTCTTGTGGCGTTCAAGAGGGGGGATGTCGGCGGTCATAACTCGACGACGTAGGGAGGGGTATGCAACTTCAAGAGCCTCGGCCATCTTTATGAGTGAGCCGCCCTTGTCTGCATACTCCTTGAGTATTTTGGTGTACTCCCGTGAAGCATCGTGAGCTTCAGAGTCAGTGGACCGAGATCCATATGCTTTGGTTGCTAGATACTTGTACTTAGCAACTAACGGATAATAGTCCGAAAGCAATTGCAGCTTTTCTTGTTTACTTGCCATGTCACTTCCCTTGTTGGTTGTTGGTTGGTAGTGCCGATTGCATCGATTATAAGCATGGTATGTTTTGTAATGCAAGTTTTAATAAAATTTATATCCAAATATCAAATAAACGATACAATGGTTAGATGGTACGAGATCCTTCATTTCTTCCTAACCCTCCTGCTAAGCCAGAGGGTAGATTGGCAAATATCGTGAGTAGTGAATTTGATCCGCATGACGGACCAGAACTGAGAACTGAACTGACCATCTACGACGTGGAAGATGAGCCACCCGTCGAAGAGCCAAAAGTAAAAGTAGAAGAAACGGCACATAGAGGAGCAAAACGCTTCCACGCTGATACTACTTTTGTATTGTCGCTTCTACTCTTTCTTATTGCAAGCATGGCAGCTGCCTCGTTCTACATCTCATTCTCGGGACTGTACTCGGCTGCTGCATGGGCAGTCGGCGACAATCCCCCTCTCCAGTTCGCTGTCCCGATCATGCTAGACATTTCGATCATTGCCTTTACCCTGGCCTTGTTTATTGAACGAGAGCGTGGGGAGAAAGTCACCACAACATGGTTAGCAATTGGAGCTTTTACACTTGTTTCTCTGATTGCAAACGTTTTTCACACTTTTGTGGTGTCAACGGCAGACACGCAATACCAATTAATCATCGGTGCGGTGATTTCTGGTGGTGCACCTCTCCTCCTCGCGTTTGCAACAGACAAGATTGCAGTCAAGGTATTCAAGCCAACCAGTAAGTAAGTAGAAAAGGTACGTATGCCTACTGGACAAACCGTCTCTGGTCTACACGAATTTATGAGAGATCCTCTCTATGCAACCGTAGAACTAAAAAACACCGGAGATGGCTTCATCTCTGAGTGGTGGATTTCCCGTAATGAACCTGGAACTTACGAACTACAAGTTCTTGGCTATCTTCGCATCCCGATATTTGGGACCAATGAAGAATCTGCAACCCGTAGGATCGGATTTATTTACGGAAACATCTTTGAACTACTTGAAATGGTGTCTGGAGGAGTGGCCGACACCGGGTCTGCTGGAGACGTTATAAGTGCAAGAAAGCACTGTAAAGCCCATTTACAGTGGTGGTCAGATGTAATTGCGCCGGGAAACATAACGCAACATACTGCATCGCTCTATTCTCTTGCTGTGGAGTTCGGCGTAAACAACCCTGCTGCCTTGATTGCGGAAGTCCAGGTATTGCCATCTGTGAGGACAGTACATGATCGAATCGCATATGCAAGACGGATCGGCATTCTAGATTCGCATGGAAAGGGAAGAATCAAAGTTGCTTCTGAAGAAGAAGAAGAAGATAAAGAAATTACTGAAGAGTTCTTTGGATATCCAAGCGAACCCGTCTCTGAGGAGAGAAGTAAAGAGATCCTAAACCGCATCCTGAGACATGCTGGAGGTATGTAATGTCGAGAAGTTGGGGGTGTCTATTTGTAGGGCACCAGTGGGTTGATGATAAAGACAGTTCGGGGTATCGATGTAGTATGTGTGGAGCATATATAGAAAAATTAAATAATTGGGAATGATTTAGGCTAAAATAGAAGAACTTGTTTCTTTCTATATGATGGGATACCATGAGCCCTTGTGACCTTGTGGTTCTTGCAATAGAAAAGATAGACTGGATTAGAGAAGTCTCCGGACCTTTCCCAGACGCTCTTAATGATGTGTATGACCTCCTACAGGAGTCACTTCATGAGGACGCGTGTGATAGCTGGCCCGCATATGATTTCGCCGAACGAATTCTGAATGCGAGTTGGCCGTAGTAAGTCGCTGTAATGGCGGACTGTGTAGCTATGACAAGCGGAGGAAATCCCCCCGCAGAAAGGAATGACACAGTGAAAAACAATATGAAAACCAAGAAGGAGCAGTTAGACCAACTTCGTAAGAGGTGGAACATGAACTGCCAAACCGCGATCAAAGATAAGGTCGCATATGTCCTCCGCAGAAGCCGCAGAGATTATCTGAAGGTGTTTGGATCAGAGCGGGGATTGGACAGCTATCAAGCCGAGATTCTCGAAGATGTGTCTGGTGTTGGAACGCATCGAGAAGTGGCAATCATGGAGCGTCAGCGCGTGGCAAGCATTGTGCGTGATGCGTTTGCCAACGTCGAACCAGATACTGTTACTGGAGTCATCGGCACCAGTATCATTTCAGATCTGCTCGGTGAATTCCGAGAGAGCATTATTTCTGTATCTCCAGAGATGATTGTGACCCGTGTCAGCGAAAAGATCGAGAACATGAACTTCACGGACGGGACTGTCCCAGCACCTGTCTCGGCCATGTCTCACGTATCCGCCGGTGCAAGCATGGGTGCTGCTGTTACATATAGCTATGACCCCACGTCTCCATATAACGTCTATACACGAGACATGCTGAAAGCTGCTGGACACATTCCTAACGATCCTCCATCTACTTTGGGGGAGTTCAAAAGAAGGATGTTGGTCGGAGTAAAAAAAGTACAGAGCCTCAACTATAAAAAGGTTGGGGCAACTGTAGGAATTATTTCGGCAGTGTCTTTCATGTCATTGGGTACGTCAGTTTCTGCGTATGCAACGATGGACAGCACTGACGCGTATTACCTAGCCAACTCGGAAACTAACTCGTGGACAGACAGTCGATCTAAGTCCCAGAGGTTTATAGTTCCCAGCACATCTGAGATGCCTCCGCTAGTGGATCGTATGCATGACATCTACAGGCCGAATATGATTTGGCCAACTGTTGACGGTGCAAACGTGACAATCTCGTCTGGCTTTGGATACCGCGTCGCCCCGTGTGCAGGCTGCTCCACCGATCACCGTGGATTAGATATGAATCCCGGATATGGAACTCAGGTGTTCTCGTCTACGTCCGGAACGGTCGTCTCGGTCGGCTGGGACGGTGCACTTGGGTGGGACGTCATCATTCAAGATGAAGGAAACCGTCAGTATGTCTATGGGCACATGATCGCTGGCTCAGCGCCTGCAGAGGTTGTGGTCGGAGCAAAGGTGTCGCAGGGGCAGGTAATCGGACTAGTCGGAAGTACCGGAGTCTCTACCGGAGCGCATTTGCACTTTGAGGTCCGAGAAGATGGAGTGCAGATTGATCCATACCCGGAGCTGTTGAAGTACGCGCACTAATTTAATACTGTGCTGTGCTGTAGACTTTTTGCATGAATTTATTTGCAAAGTGGCAGCGTCGTAGGCAGCAAAAGAGGTCAGATAAGATCGTCATTGAATTTCTCATTAATCACATTGAGAATGGCGGAACCTTAGATGACCTCTTTTTGCTGTCTGTAGAAGAGCCCGTTCTTTGGGATCAAGCTGGTCAGTATTGGTTTGTCAAACTTAATAATGAAGAAGACTGGCCTCTTGCTGAGCCAGGAAGAAGACTTGCTTTCTCTTCGGGTCGCGGGGGTGCAGAAGAAGAAGGTATTGTTGCAGAGGATTTAGGGGCCGGCAAATACAGAGTGGACTTCGAGTGATTCTCTACTTAGAAGTTGAGGGCGTCCTTTCAGCCAAACGCTGCTATAAAGCCTGGCCGGAGGTTGTGCTGGAGTTGGATGGGCTGTGCTGGTCTCCATCTATGCTCGGCCATTTAATCTCGTTACAGGACCGCGTAGAGCTTGTCTGGGTATCTCGTTTTGGTGAGTTGTGCTCTCTAATTGCGCGGGAAATGGGGATGGGGAAGTGGGGGTCCGAAGCTCGAATCTTAACTCCGCTGAGTGGGGAGTATACGGAACCGTCGATCTACTGGAAAGCCGAGGCGATTTGGTCGGACTTGGGTAGGGGACTTGGATCTCGAATTGACAGCTGGTCCTGGTTTGATGCGGGGGTGGGGGAGTTGCGGGGAATTAGAGACTATGCAGACCTTGTAAGGGGGAGTGGGTATGTTCCAGAAATATCGAAAGATATCGGAATTACTCCGGAAAATTTGATAACATTAGAGCTGCAAATACAAGTCTAGAAATAACGTAAGAGGTGAGATGAATCTGGATTGGATGAGCTTCTTGCTCGGAATATCAGCTTTGATTGTTGTTGAATTCGTTGCGTTGTTGGTCGTAGCGGTGAAAACATATAACCGTCAAAAGTCTGTATCTGCTCTTGCGGAGAAGATCACGAAGAGCAAGAAGTGACATAAATAAAGAAAAAGCGAGGGCCGGATCAGAATACTGATCCGGTTTTTGCTTTTGTAGGGGGTCGAGTGGGGAATGTACAAAAGCCAAAATCCTAGAAGAGTATATTTAGGTAAGGTTCCAAATTGGGGCAGTTTTGTTCAGAAATCTATAGTGTCAAATAGTGTCGCATAGTGCGCTTTAGATAGTGTCGCATAGTGCGCTTTTTATAAAATCCCTGATCAGGCCGAAAATATGTGGGGTATTTGGGCACTATGCGACACTATGCAGACCATTCTTTAGATTTACAATATATTCCCTTATACGTACGCGAGGGTGATCGCCCGCATAATTTGGAAAAAATAGTGTAAATCTAAAAAACGGTCTTTATAGTGTCTTATAGTGCGCATTTTGTGTTATCCTGTTGAGTAACCCGAAGTTAGGAGAATTGGTTGTGGTAGAGATTCGAAATCCTTTTGACCAGAGTGCCGTTGAGGAATATCGGCGGGTCAAGGAGGGAATCAAAAATGGGACGCTACGTCGAGATCGTCGTGGGCAGACACGAGAGGTTTGCGTGTGTGGACATTCGATTGGACATCACACATATGTTGATGGACGTGGTGTGTGGAGTTGCAGCCCGGGTATGACAAGATGTAGTTGTCAGAGCCCACGAGCAGTTTTGATAGCAACTAATCTTCGAATGTTTATGTTCTCGACAGATGGTCCAGGGGCTCTTCACGCGCTGGGGAAAGGAATGGTGGCTTCACTTGCTGAAGGCGAATCTTTTACCTGGATCGAGAATCCGGCGTTATGTGACAAGTGCTTGGGAATTCTTTCGGCCGAATCCGGAGTTTATCCCACGCCATTGGCAGAGAACAGTGGATTTGTGATGGGAACAAGTCCTCACAATCGCATCCTTTGTGGGAAGTGTTTTATGGAGTGGAGCAGTGATGACAACAACAGTTGAGATATGTAGTTGTGGACACCCCACATCTAAGCACGAGTTTCCAGATACGGACTATTCCATCTGTCGTACTTGGGGTGGTGAAAAGTGTTATTGCTCTGGCGGAGTTAGGCCGGCTGTATTGGTGACGGAGCAGGTCGAGAATCCATCGATGATGCAAACGGTGGCTCGATATTTTAAGCGGCAGTTTCGAGTTGGGAGCCCGGAACATAATCCACTCAACTCTGGAATTGAGAAAGCTCGTGCTGAAGACGCTGAGGTTGAGTGGGTTGTTGACTACTGTGATCGATGTGGCGGGGAGCGAGATCGTGACCTGTATGCATGGATGATCGACTCTGCTGGACAAATTCAGTTCTCAATTCGAGAGCTGACTGGAAAATTTGAACTTATCTGTAAAGATTGTGAAGACGATGAACGACGCAACAGCATTATTCGGAAGTGAGCCCGGCAGTGCAGAACAGCTAATAAGCATTCTGTGGACTGAACATGGTGAAGAGGCGTCAAACGCTGCAATTTGGTTTCTTCTCCAAGAAGAGCTAAACGATATTCGTATATTTTTGGCTTATATGGAGAAGTTGTGTAGTTTTGAAGTTGTGACTACCTGCGCAAAATTTCTACAAGATCACGATGTAATGCCCGTTCTGAGTGAATCATCGATCCACGAACTTCTCACTTTTGATGAGGACGAATGGCCCTAATATTCGAACTCACAAATAAAGCAAGTTCATATCCACCAGGCTCCGCTGAGGACCTCTATCAAGAATTGGCAAAGAAATACGATGGACACATATTGGCTACCTATTGCGCTAATCTCAGTCGTTACAGCGGTTCTGTCTCTCAGTTTGATCAACTATCTAAAGAACTTGAGTTATATGGCCCGGTGGGGAAGGCTGCACTTAGATACATCTCGGGGTACATCGGGATGGATAGTGAGCTTCCGTCGATCGATCCGGAGGCCTGGATACGTATCGAAGACCCGAGAGGCTCTCATGCTCCTTGGGGATCAGGAGGACCCGGAACACTTTTTCTCACCAAATAACGAAAGTAAAAAACTAATGACTGACAGCGAATCTACTAAAAGCTACTTCGACATTAATGTTCCAACAATTCATATCAAAACAAACTCTTTCGAAGCTGATGCCATCGAGTTATATGAACTCCCCCACAAGCACGTCCTGAGTGTGGTCACGGCTCGAGGCCCGCAGCAAATGATTAATATGTTGGCTATGTTCAAACTTGCGTTAGTAGATCAGGGCAAGCTGTCCAGCCTTGAGATTTTATCGTTCAATGAAATGACAGAAGTTGTTGGACAATGGGCTTCCAAATCAACAGCTAACTGGTTCCAAATTGGAGCTTCGGTGGAGGTGACTGACGATGCCAACCCCGAGGAAGAGGAAACCGACAACGAATCTTGAACCAGGAGAGATCACTGTTATTCGAATGGACTGCCCCTGCGGGTGGTGCTTGACGGGCCACTGCGGGAGTTGCAAAGGTGAACTTCTATCTGACAAGAAGCTTTACATGTGTTCGTGTGAGAAGTGTTGCGATGGTCATGTTCCAAGCATCGGATTAGAATTAAAGCAAGATGAAACCGACTCTGACTAACCCCGACTACTACGTCAAAGACTTCGACGGCGATACATTGACTCAAGATGTGATTCGAGCCGTTCACCATCAATTTGGTAAAGAACAGATGTACCGCACCTCGGCTGCTTTCTATCGTCTCGCGTATGGAGACGGAACTTTATATAAGGGGGGTCTTATTCAAATGTGCATCGATCAAGTCGGTCGAGATGTTGCGCTCTTTGTCTCGGGATATCTCGGCGGACAAGACTACATTCCGCTACATCAGAAACCTCCGTTCTAAATGACAGATCGACACAGACGAGGACACCTCCCAGACGGCGAGGAAGAATTTTGCCACTACTGCGAGATTCGACTCACTCGTCGCAATAGAACTGTCGATCACATTGTTCCAACATCTTTAGGTGGCATGGATCTCCGAACTAACTATGTTCTTTCGTGCCGACCCTGTAATGAGAAAAAAGCAAACTCGTGGCCTAGCTGTAAATGTAACAAGTGTCGAAAGTCAGTCAGAGTGCATTGGCAGATGAAAGGAATCAGGCCTCCGAAGCGATAACAGATTTCGGGCCGGAAGTCAACCTTCTAGAGATTGGTGTTATGATAGGTTTTTAGGGCGAAAACGGCATGCGCCTCGCACCTCACGCCAAAAAACTTTTTGAAGGAAAAACACAATGTCAGAAGTTGAAAAGCTCTCCCCCGCGGAGCAAGCACTCGAATATGACATCAACACCCCCAATGACCTGCGGCCTGACCTTTCCATATATGGAATAGATGAAGTTGACCGCGGCGTGTGTGATGACACATATGAAAACCGATCGGTGCTCCGTGTCAACCGCCTGAGCTGGAACACAATCTACAACGAGAACGGCGTGCCCACTGGACATATACAAGTTATTTCCCCGGAGATGCTTGCCTTCAAGAACCAGATCTCAGCCGAAGACCGTCGAGCAATCCTAACGGATCCTCGTGACCTCAACTCCGATTACATAACGGAAGAGGATCTTCTGATCGAAGAGATGGCTGACCACCTCGTCCCCCTCTGGGTCATCCACGCCACAAAAACCTGGAACCGTATCCGTGAAGCTCGACTCTCAGATCCGGGGAAGTCTCCACTTATCTCTGGACCCCCGTCTCGATGCCGTGCCATCAAGTCCGACGGTAACCGTTGCCTTCTGTGGTACTCGGGTCGAGTAAGTGATGACGGTCTGTGTCGAACCCATCTCGGAACCAAGCGCCCACAAATTACAGGTGCCGCAGTTCGTGCCCGTGAACGAGTTCACCAGGCTGCCCCCAAAGCAGTCGAGGTCCTCGAACAACTCATGGAGTCCGCTGAGTCTGAACCTGTGAAGTTGAAAGCTGCGACTGAGATCCTGGATCGAGCCGGCGTCCGTGGCGGTATCGAGATTGATGCAAAGTTGGAAGTTGACATTCGGCCAGCTGCTGAGTTAATTCAAGAAAGACTTCGCCGCCTGCGGCCAGAAACTTCTGATATTACTCTTATTCCAACTGCGGAGCGGATGGGCCTGACGACATCAACTTCTAATATTCAAGATGCGGAGATTGAAGAAGATGATGAGTGATCTTGAGCTAGCTGCACTAGCCCGTCAACATGCAACAAATATGTCAAATGACATCAAGAATGCATCTACCCGCCTCGAGCATCTGAGGCTCACTACTCTTGCGATCGAAGCAGATCGGCTAGCGAACCTCCTAGAAGAAAGGTCGGCGAGGGATGTGTAATGGAAATTGTATTTGCGGGAAGCAAGATAGCTCACCCGTGGAAGACCTGGATCTGGATCTAGATCTACCAACTTCTCATATAACCGATTCAAAAGATTAATTTAGTTAGTTTAAATAAACTTACTAATCTTGAGAGACTTGGTAGACTAACCGTTATGCGCAAGAAGCGAACCCACCCCGCGGTTGAGAAAGCGACCGAGTACATCGGTTACACAGCGCTGTCCGATAACCGATCAAATTTTGGTCCTCCCGGTTTAAACTGGGATGGCGGATTTATTAATGAAATATTTAAAGATTTAAAATACCGAGTACCAAATCACCAGTACTCAGCATCAGCTCTATCTTTTTATATTAAAAGTGGTCTTATATTTAAAACTCCAAAACCAGGTGACATCGTATTTTTTGCGTATCCGCCTGGAATAACCCATCAACTCGAGTCCCCGCATGTTGGGATTATTTCGGATGTTGGATCCTGGAAGTCTCATCGAACTTTCAAATCGATTGAAGGTCAGACCAATACAGGCTTGCCAAAAGGACCCCAAGAACACAACGGGGTTTACGAACGAGTCCGCCACGAAAGTGATGTCTTATGTTTTGCTCGACCCATACGGGTGCACGGAGGTGCACGAAGGGTGCCCGATGGATCCCAACTTCTCACATTAAATATGAGAAGTTTGCCTGGATCCAGATCTAGATCCGGACCCGCCGGCGTGCCCGTCATCCGAACTTCTCATTTAACAAAATGCATTAGCTCGGCTCGAGCTCGAGAAGCCGGACCCAAAATCCAAAAGTCCGTTGAGCTTGTACAACTTGCGCTCGCGAACCACCCCGGTGTACGTTTGCAGAATGCTGATAGAGGAGTCTTTAATTTGAAAACTCGGCGAGCGCTTTCTGCATTTCAAAGATTTAACGGACAGATCAACCCAGATGGGACGCCCGACGTTATGACGTTGCGCATGCTCGCAGATCAGACCGGTAACTTTTTCGAGGTTGGAGAATAATGGATTATGAATACCCGGAGCGAGTAATGGACTATGAACACCCGGACCACAAGCCGACCATAAGGAACCAGTGGATGGCAGTGTTTCGTTTGCATCCATTACACGGAGTTCGCGTCGACTACCATACTGGACGCGGAGAGTACGTCGTCACCGAGATCGAGTACTACGGAACCAGCGATGCCATCGGTCATGAAGTTGGTCTCCCTGTGGTAACCACTACTCACAGCGAGATCACCGAACAGATCGACCAGGTCTTCGAGAGCTACCTCATCCCAGCCCGTCTATCCGAGATGATGGAAGAATTCGTCTACAGGAGTTGACTCGAGAATAAAAGTGCTGTAATAATTGCAGCATGAACGACGACAAACTCCTCCGGTCCAAGGACCGCAAGGTTGCAAACCTAGTTAACTCCACCGGAAAAGCCGCGGTAATCGCGAACACTTTCGGGCTCCCATCCGGAAAAGCATTCTCATGCCCCGGTGCCACATCGGTCTGCGAGCAGATCTGCTATGCCGGCAAACTCGAGAAGATTTATAAAGGCGTGCGAGACGTGCTCCTGCACAACTTCAATCTCCTTAAAGACGCGTCTCGCGAGGTGATGAGAAATCTCATTAATGAGATGATCACCGAGTTCGAAGCCGACTGTGAAAAGCGTGGCGCTGAGAAGTTGTTCCGAATCCACTGGGACGGTGACTTCTTTAATGAGGAGTACACCATGGCGTGGCGAGACGTCATCGTCCAGCACACCGGCGTGCGCTTCTGGGTCTACACACGGTCCGACTTCGCGGTCCACATTTTGACCGGTATCAAAAACTTAGGGCTCTACTTCTCAACCGATAGTGACAACTTCGAGATGGCTAAGAACCTAGCCCAGACAACGGGTGTGAAACTCGCGTATCTCGCAAACAACTTCGAAGACGGCAAGGCCGGCATGCGCCAAGTAACTGGCAAGTCCGGCGTGCCATGTCCCGAGAACAACCGTAAGCTAGCATTGATATCGAAGCAGGGCAGCGCGTGCGTCACTTGTGGCCAGTGCGTCTTCGCCCGTAACGACATTCTGTTCAGCGCTAGTAAAAAGTAACGGAGACCGTATGGCAATTTATCGAAACCCCGACTGGGAAGACATTCCTATTGACTATGGGAATGACGAGCAACCCGAAGAAGAGGCGAGCGAGCCGACAACGAAGAAGATCTAAGCTAGCTGCAACTTCTCATATTTGATCCGGCGTGGCGGATCTGGATCTAGATCACCAGATCTAATCTTCTTAGATGATGACATTTGGTGAGTGGCTCGAGATCGGCGAGCGCAATGGGTTCTGTACTGGAGTCCACTGCTACTTCCACGACACACTGCCGTTGACGGCGAGTGAGGACGAGGAAATAGATGACGGTGGTGATCCTTGCATCCACGTGATTCGAGTCATTGATGACCCGGTCCTGAGACAGCAGATCAAAGAGAACAGTCCAAACTAGTCACAAAGATTTACGCAGGGTTCTTTCCGACTTTCTTGCCCGCGTAAAAGAACCCCGAGTGTTGCTGCGCTCGGGGTTCACTTATTCCCGGATCACCATAAACACGGTGCGTTAGAGTTTGCGTCATGGAACATATAGAAGTCCACACGATCGCGAATGCCCGAGACACCGAACTCGCGCTAATTGCTGGCCTGATCCGCGATGAGTCAAGCAACTTCTTAGATATGGAATGTGAGATGTGCGGGACGATCTTCGAGCGCCTGGACTCGTGCGCGTTCATTGTCTTGTGTGGAGATAAAGAAGTTGTTTCGTGCGATTTGTGTTTAGGACTTGCGCTCACTTCTGTCATGCCGTAATGTCTCTGGTGTAGCAACCGCTACGAACCGAAACGACCAAAGGACTGTTATGTCAAAGTCAGTAGCCAAGTCTCTGTACTTGGAGTTCCGTCGTGAGACCCACACCGCACAGGTGATTCTCACTCCGCCCACGAACAACCCGGTATCTGGAAAGTTTGAGCCGGCTCATGTTCTCAATCGCCAAATTAGCGAGAATCACCCACGCCGCCCTTGGAAGTTCTACACTTCTGACAACCCGAGCGACCTCGGACTCGCACCGACAATGGAAGAGGGCGCGACTCGTTCGCTTCCGATTGCCAACGAACTCTCGTCGTTCTTCTCTGGTTTCTACGCTGGTGGCTGGGCTCTGTACCAGACTCCGCTGGTGGTAGAAATGTCACAGGACGATCTCAACGCTATTGCGAGCAAGGAGACTCCGAACGCATTGATCCGTCGCGTTCTCCGCGCTCGTACCGAAGCAGGGTTCTCCGAAGAACTCTGGGAAACGCTTGTCCCTGCACTTCCTGCTTCTACCCCCTCCGCATTTACCGCTTCATCTGTCTAAAGAAAAGGAAACGACGAAAATGACAACAACTATCTCAACCGACATGGAGAACACTCTCCGTTCGACTATGGATAACTTCGCCTCTATCGAGGCACTCCACCCGAAGTTGCCGACTCTGCTCTCCGCAGTCATTGGGCAGTTCACTCACGCTGATCTCTCGGCATATGCCGGCGAGTTCTCGAACAAGGCCAGCCTCGTTCGTGGGCGTGGCGCACAGGGCGCGGCTTCCGACGAGGACAAGACTCCCGAGGCTGACCCCGAGGTTGCAATCCTCTCCGGCGAAAAGAAGTACGCTCGTCCGAATGGTCAGGACTACTTCACTCGCAAGTGGGGACAGCACGACGATGTGGAAGTAATCCGCACCGCGCGTGAGAACCAGCAGTTTGTTCTGCTCTACGGCGCACCCGGCTGTGGCAAGACTGCGCTCGTCGAAGCCGCTTTTGGTGAGGACTTGTTCACCATTCTCGGCTCTGGTGACACCGAGGTTTCTGACCTCGTTGGTGGGTATGTCCAGACTCCCTCTGGTGGATTCCTCTGGGAGGACGGTGCGCTTCTGAAAGCGGCTGAACAGGGCAAGCCTCTTCTCATTGACGAGGTGGGTCTCATTGATCCGAAAGTTCTGTCAATCGTCTACGGACTCATGGACGGACGGCGTGAATACACAGTCACGGCGAACCCCGAGCGCGGGACAGTCAAGGCAAAGGACGGCTTCTACGTCGTAGCCGCGACCAACCCGAACGCACCCGGAGTTCGACTCTCCGAGGCTCTTCTCTCGCGCTTCACCATTCACGTCGAAATGACTACCGATTGGTCGCTGGCCAAGAAGTTGGGAGTTCCGGCTCTGATCGTGACCGCCTCGCAGAACCTCGCCAAGAAGCAGTCGAGCAACGAGGTCTCGTGGTCTCCGCAGTTCCGAGAACTGCTCGCGTTCCGCGACCTCGAAAAGGTCTTTGGCACGAAGTGGGCGATTGCCAACCTGCTCGCTTCCGCGCCCGAGATTGACCGCCCGGTTGTCTCTGATGTGCTGTCTCGCACTTTTGGCGAGGCAATCCTTCCAGCCCGAATCTAGGTCTGGAATAGGGGAGAGAGGTTTCTTCGTCGTTTCCCTCTCTCCCCACCTCTTGTATCGAAACGACAAAACAGGTAAAGTCTTAGCGACAGGACAACCACAGATAGTAAGGAGACACACCATGTCACACTTCGGAAACGACACGAACATCGAAATCAAGACACCTGACGAGTGGCTGAAAGTCGGATCGCAGATTGGGCAGTTGGTAAACGAGTGGGCAATGCGTACCGACCTCGTGGCTCATATTGGAGAGCGAGTCGGACAGGAACATGGCGCACCTGCCGCCTACAACCCGAGAATGGCCGAGATCGAGGTGAACACGAAAGTTGCCTTTGGTAACGCAAAGCCAAAGTTCATCGGCAACCTGAACGAGCGCGACCAGCAGTTCGAGTTCCCCAAGGCTTGTGGCGCAATCTTCCACGAGTCCTGCCACGCTCGATACTCGACTTGGGACTTGGAAAAAGCGGCGCGTGAACTTACAAGCGCACAGAACGAAGCACTCCACCTGCTAGAGGAGTCTCGTATCGAACGACTCGGCGCACTCACCATGCCGGGCAATCGCGTATTCCTACGCTCGTGTGCTTTGGAGATCGTGCTGGCCGACATGAGCGACAAGAAGATTGCGAGCCTGACTAGCACTCGTCAGGTCGCAACCCTCGTGGGATTGACCTACGCTCGCGTAGACGCTGGCGTTCTCGAAGAAGAGGATATTGACGCACTCCGCCCACAGGTTGAGTCCCTCATTCCCGACGAGACTCTGGAGAAAATGAGAGCAATCTGGACAGAGTTCCAGACTTTGCACCCGGACTACAGCGAGGCTCGTATGTACGAACTCGCAATCGAGTGGGACAAGATTGTCGAAGAAACTGCCGAGAAGAATGGCGAACCCGAGCGTGGAGAACCCGGTGAGGGTGGTAGCGAGGGTGAGTCCCTAAGTGCGGAAATCGGCAAGGCTATTGCCGAGGCTCTCAAAGAGGCGCAAGAGGAGACAGAACTCAACGCGCAGGGCGAAGCGTTCGACCAGCAGACCAGAGAGGAGAGCGAGGCAGAAGCCAAGGCTCGCCAGAGCAAGGGTGAAGAGCGCAAGAAGCACAAAGACCAAGCGACCAAAGTATTTGGCAAGGGACACACCAGCGAGCCGACCAGAGGGACAAACTCGAAACTCACCGAGAGCCGAAAGCCAAACTCGCAAGAGCGTATCTCTGCCGTCACGATCTCTAAGGCTCTGGAAAAGGCAAAGTATCGTGACCGCGAGCGCACACAGTCTGCGAGCGTGACACCTCCGGGGCGACTCCGCACTCGTGCGATTGTTCAGGGACAGGCACTCCGCGAGCGCAATGTTATGACGCAGGTAGAGCCTTGGCGGAAAGTCCAGCGCAAGCAGGTAGATGATCCGACTCTGACGGTGGGTGTCATGGTGGATATCTCCGGCTCAATGACTATGGCAATGCAACCTATGGCGAGCGCGGCGTGGATTCTCTCCGAAGCCGTAAAGCGCGTTCAGGGGAAAGTAGCAATGGTCTACTACGGAAACGCAGTATTCCCCACGCTCTCCGCTGGACAGCACCTCGACGAGGTAAAGGTCTACACCGCCGAGGACGGCACAGAGAAGTTCGACAATGCGTTCCAAGCACTCGACGGCGGGCTTGATCTGCTCAATGGCTCTGGGGCGCGACTGCTCGTAGTTGTCTCTGACGGCGAATACACGACAGACGAGCAGAAGCGAGCGCAGGAGTGGATTCAGCGTTGCCAGCGAGACGGCGTAGGAGTCCTGTGGATTGGCGCAGGTTGGTACGGCGAGGGTGCTAAAGCAAAATATTGCGACGGAACCGACGCGACATTCGTTCGCATGGGTGAGAGCGCAACCGAAGTCTCAATGGCAATCGGGAAAGCCGCCGAACAAGCCTTGACCACCGCTGGTATCCGGCGAGGGTAATCACACTTCCCGAGCCGAGACACCTTACTATCACCACCTGTCGCCTAAGTCTCGGCTCGGGAATCCAACCGTTCACAATCAAGAAAGGAGATCGTAATGGGTCTCGATATGTACCTCACCGCAAAAAAGTTTGTTATGCCTGACCTCGGTCCGAGCGCCGAGACTGACGGGATCAAGTATCAAGTCCTGGCCTCGGCAATGGGGCTCACGCAAGACGATCTCGACAAGTTCGTCGGATACCCGTCGGCCGAAGTTCACTTCTCGGTTGGGTACTGGCGCAAGTTCTATGAACTCCACAACTGGTTTGTTGGACGAGTCCAGCAAGGGGAGGATGATTGCCGGCCGTACTATGTGTCGAAAGAAGCACTCGAAGAACTGAAAGTGGCGATAGCAGAGACTGCTGCCGATCCGACTTCTGAAGATCACTTCTCACTCGAAGGCAGTTGGGAGGATGTCAAAGAAGAGTTCGAGGAATTGTCTAAGATCATTGACTACTGGCTCTCACCAACATTCGAGGGCTGGGACTTCATGTATCAGGCGAGTTGGTGAGAAAAATGACGAATCCACAACTTCACTATGTAGTCCTATTCGACAACGAGACCGGGACTTGGCGAGTGGATTGGGAATCCACCACCGGCCACTTCAGAGACGAGTACGGCGAGGTCTGGGACATCACAACAGCCGAATGGTTACAGGTGACTGACGACGGCAACGAAGATCTCAAAGCGGAGTACGAGAAGTACGGAGACTTGCTCGATAAGCACCTCACGACTCTGGACTTGCCGCGAATTGTTATCGCGCCTACACTCGGCCAGGACACACTTGGCGAGGTCGCCAAGTCCGAAATCGACGAGGGAGAAGAGTCGTGAACAAGTACGAGAAGTACGACTACAACATCTGGAGTCAGTCACCAAACCATATTTGCGTGACTGCGTACCGACTGAAGCCACTCGATCTGTTCGACCCGATTACTGGTGCCGAGTATCAAACCAACTACTCGGTCTACACAACGAAGCGGATCGAGTACAACCTAGAAAACAAAGAAGCCGTCTTGTATCTGGTGAATCTCGGTCTTGGAATCAAATACACTCCCGACGAGGGTCTCGAACTCGCCGGACACGATGTGTGGGGAATCTCGTATCACGACCTGCTGGCCGCCGAATCACCCGAGGTGATCCGCACAATGGTCGAGAACCTAGGCGACTACGAACTGCCCGAAACGAGGCTTGTGTCGAAGCCGGCGAGCGCATAGTCTTGGTTTTGTAATATCCGAACCGACGAAAGGATAACCATGCCTAACTGGGTAAGTAACTCACTCTTCATTACCGGCGAGACAGCCTCGGACATTGACGAGGTGGTCGCGCAACTAACACGCCCGATACCGCAAAAGGTCGAGGGAAAGATCGTGTTCGAGCCAACCGAGTTTTCATTCTGGAATGTAATCGCACCCGAGCGAGAGAAGTGGGACGATTACTTCTCTATCGCTGACGGAACAGAGCCGAGAGACAACTGGTACAACTGGAACATCAACAACTGGGGCGCGAAGTGGGACGCGAACGACACCTACATTGAGCGAGCCGATACCAACTTGAGTATCAGTTTCGAGACAGCGTGGTCGCCAGTCGAGCCGGTAGTGGTGAGACTCTCGTTACAGTTTCGTCACCTGCACTTCTCATATTCGTACGAAGAAGAGCAAGGCTGGGGCGGCGAGGTCGAGTACGAAGCCGGCGAGGCCAGCGAGCGCAAAGAGTGGGACATTCCCAATAGCCACAAGGAGTACGAAGAGCGAGACCGGCTTGACTCCTGCGTCTGCGCTTGGGACGAGAACCGAGAAGATTGGTACGAGGACTGCCCGAAAGGTGGTGCGGAGTAATGGGAGTCATGACCGCGAAACAACTGGTAGACCACATACAGAACTACTACACGGACGATGCCACGCTACTCGTCTACTGGTGGGACAGGGGAGCCGTCAGGGACGAGTACGACGATCTGTGTATCGACGAGGATCGAGTGACCGAGGTCTGGGAGAACGCTGCCGAACTGGCCGATTCCCACAACGAACGAGGTATCGACGTCATACAGGAAGAAGTCACTCGCGCCCTCGGGAATATCTTGACCCAAGAAGAAAAAGATCACGAGAACTGTATCGAGATTATGACTCCGAACGGATCGACGATTCACAAACAAATGGAAGAACTGCCGCCCGAAGAAATAGTGTTGCGTGGTCGCCTCGTGACTGATACGTTTGACTCGTAAGGTTGTTTCATCACAACAAGGGAGATAGGGAAATGACGAGTTACACAGAAGAACAAATCGAGGCAGTCGAGAAGTCTTTGGCTTCTCACATGGCAGACGGATACCTCGTGACCAAGACCGATGTCACCAACCAGATCGAGGCATTGTCTCGTGTCGGCGCGGGAATCATCACCAAGACCGACGAACTGTACCCTGCTGGACTCAACGACCTCGGGAAGAAAGCACCCGAGGCGTTGTTCTACCGAGGCAACCCCGAGGTCGTGAGGGGACTGCCGCAGTCAGTCGTACTGACCGGCGCACGAGCCTCGACAGGCTACGGGGAACACATCACTATGGAGTTTGCTACCGGACTCCTGCACAAGGGACGTACCGTTGTGAATGGTGGCGCGTACGGAATCGACGGCATGGCACTCCGCGCACAACTTGCCGAGAACGGCGAGCCGATTGTCTGGCTCGCTGGTGGCATTGACCGCCTGTACCCGAGTGGACACGACGCGCTTCTCAACCGAGTGATCGAGAACGGTGCGATTGTGTCTGCCCTGCCTATGGGATTCTCACCGACGAAGTGGCGCATGATGTCGCGTAGCGAGTATTTGGGATACGCCGCTTCGGCAGTCGTGATCCCCGAGGCTGGGTGGCGTTCTGGCGCACTCCGTGTGGCAGACGCCGCATTCGAGGCTGGAGTGGGCGTATTCGCTGTGCCTGGTCCAATTACCTCGGCTTCTTCGGCAGGTTGCCACCAACTGATCAGGGACGGCAAGGCAACGCTCGCAACCTCGGCAGACGATCTCTGGTATCGCCTCGCCGGATAACTGCCTCTTGCGTGAATCCCCATAGGTCGGTATCTTTGACTTGTGGGGATTCACCACATCACCAAACTAGGGAGAAATGACGAAATGACTGACACGATTACTCTGACCGGACTCGTAGCCACGACTCCGCGCCACATCACCACCTCGGACGGTCTCGCAATTACCTCGTTCCGTCTCGCTTGTAGCCAACGCCGCTATGACCGGGTAGCCCAGCGTTGGATTGACGGAGACACGAATTGGTACACCGTCTCGGCATTCCGCGACCTCGCCAAGAACACGGCAACCTCGGTGAGCAAAGGCGACCGCGTGATTCTCACCGGACGCGTTCGCATTCGCGATTGGGAGAACACCGACCGTTCCGGCACGACCGTCGAGGTCGAGGTGGACGCTCTCGGACACGACCTGTCGTGGGGAACTTCGGTTCACACTCGCGTCCCTGTCACCGCGCCGGAACTCGGCGAGTAACCTCAACCCCTCGCTTCCCCTCGTCATTCCGGCGAGGGGAAGCACCATTCTTAGGAGAAGAAAATGCCAAGACACGCAAGACCGGCGAGGGTACTAAGCCCGTACGCCCATTACCGTCTCATGTCGATCGCAAGATTCTTAGTGATTCTCGATATCGTCCTCGTCTCTATTGCACTCGTCGTGCTTGTAGTTGCGGGTGTCTCGTGAGTGACAATCTTGACCGAGTAATGACCGCCACCCTCTGGGTCGCTGGCCTCGTTGCAGCCATCGGAACTCTCGTCTGTATCGTCGCTCAGGTGGTGATGTTATGAGAACCGAGCCATACATGATCCGTATCGCGTGGCTCAACCGAGACGAGACGATCGAGACTCCGGTATGGAGTAAGCGAGAAGCCCTCGACGAGTACGCGTGGGTGATCGGACAATTTGACGGACGAAAGACCCCGAGACCAGACCAGGCCGCGCTCGTGGCACTCGTCGCCCCAAACGGATCGCTGGTCGAAACTTGCGTGGCGTAGGGTATTGCGTACCCTCGTCGAGACTGATACATTTGACTCAATGGCTCAGCACCAACCCGAGCCAGACTCAACACAGAAAGGCAGGACAATGGCAAACGCGCCCAAGTCAGCCAAGAACAGTATCGAACTGAACGACGAGGCAGTCGCCGCACTCGTTCGGTTCGCCAAGGCGAAAGCCACGATCAAGCGAGCCGAGACCGCTAAGGCGAAAGCCGAGGCGAAACTCCGCGAAGCCCTGAACGGAAACTCGTTCGGACTCGTGAACGGCATTCCGGTACTCTCTCTGGTCGAAGCCACTCGCAACTCTCTCGACAGCGCAATCGTCGAGAAGAACGCGCCGGAAGTGTACAAGCAAGCACTCCGTTCCACCACCTACGACTACCTGAAAGCACTCGGCTAGTCACCACCAAATCCCCCGACAGCGACTCCCTCGTCATTCCGGCGAGGGAGTTTCTGTCTGCCCATGCCGGCGAGCCCTTACAGATCGCTGGACGCGCCACAAGTCAGACCGAGCAGGAGAGGATACGATAGAAGCATGAAGAAGAACAACCGCTACCGAGGGACAGCGAACCCCGAGTACGCTCGCGCCATGCGCGACCTACGACGGTCAGGTGCGTCTGGAACACACGCCGATAAGCGTGACCGTCGCGCTCGTACCCGAGACGCGTCTGTACGCCGCGACTTGCGCGACCAAACGGATCGCGAGTAGAATCGACCTGTCGCCGCTTCATTGACGAACTGCGACACCGCGAGAGTGTTTCTCCCCCCTATCCTCTCTCGCGCAGATCCCCGAGTGTTCCCCCCGGCACTCGGGGATCTTTCTGTGTGCCGGCCGTTGCGCAGCCGAACTGTCACGCGTAGACTCGCAGTAGCAAATATCCGATTCGACCCAAGGGGAAGAAATGACGAAACAACTAGATCCATACACGATAGAACTCGACACCGACTGCGAGAACGATTGGGAGTGGGACTCGGCCGCACTCGGAATCCAGGCGCACATTGACGATATGGGAATCGAATACTTCCACGTCACCGGCACCGGAATGAATTGGACTCGCAGTACCGGCTTCATCGTCACCGACCGGAACAACCTGATCGCGGCACTCCAACTCGACGGAAGTTACCGACTTGTGTTCACGTTCACGCCCGGCGAGAAGACGGCGACCGCCATGCGCTACTCGCACGACGAACCTGTCGGCGCGTCGTTCACGATCCGCGAGGCGACCGAGCAAGAACGCACCGATTGGCTCTAACGACTGCCGGCGAGACACCGAGAACCCTCACCCGAAACGGTGAGGGTTTCTCATTGCCGGCGAGAGACTATTGCGCAAGAGACGCAACGGTGGCACACTAGGACTCGCGAGGGAACGTCCCTCGCATTAGGGAGAGACATGGAACTCACTAGCGGACTCGCGCGACGTCAGAACCGACCGGGGAACGACAACCCGATCCTCGACTACGTCCGCGACGAATACTACAAAGGGTGCGACGTCTGGGGACTCGCGACCACGTGGCAGTTTGCTATTGCCGATCACCTGACACGCTTCGACGCTGTGCCGGAAGAGTGGAACTTCACGCCCTCGCCATTCGGTGCAGACGTGGCCGCCCCGGAGTACGTGGGGATCCAGGAAGCACTCGCACAGGTCGATGAAGAGCAGCAACTTCAGTATCTGACCCACGCCGGCCGTGTTCTGGAACATCTGACCCGACAGGCACACGCCGCGATCTGGACGTAATTTTTCGTCCAGCGAGACACGAGGGTGTGGGCATTGCGCTCGCACCCTCGTTGCCATATTCTGGGATTACCAACAACGAAAGGGGAACGAATGTTCACCAACGCAATAATTCTCGTGAACGGCGACGCCGAACCCGAGACTGCCCTCGTCGGTATCGGCGAGCCCTCGGATGTCGACGATATCGACGAACGAGTGTTCTACTACTTCGAGTCGCTCGACGAGATCGACGAAAAGCACACCGACCCCAAGGTCGCGGAATACTTCACCGTTCAAGGCGTGGAGTCGATGTGCTTCGGTTGTGACTACCAGCACGACATGACCATGCCCTACTGTCTCGATGACGGCTCGCAGACCGTACTGCTATGCCCGGACTGTATGCCCGGCTAAGCGGCACTCACGGAGAGACCCCGGCAGACCGCCGGGGTTTTTCTTTGCCGGCTAGGGTATTGCGCGGAGTGCCGGCGAGTCTTAGACTCGTACTGTCGGCAACACCGCCGGCACTAGTAGTTAGGGGAAGTGATGCGCAACGCATTACGGATTGACACCGAGGGTACGCCCACGCTGTTGGACTTGGACGCACCCGAAGGGTCGCTACAGGTGCTTCAGACCGCCGTGGACGGACTGATCGAACCGGTACGGGTTTCGAACTTGTTCGACCTGTACGCCAACGAAGAGGGGTTGTTTCGCAGCGACTTCACGCTCAACGTGTGGGCGCACGATATGTTCGGCGTGACGCTTCTCGGTCCCGTTGTCATTACTGGACTGACCGGTGAGAACGGCGAGACGCTAGGACTCGACCCGGTGGACGTTCGCATCCTCAGCGGATGGAAGATCGACCCGAGCGACGTCTAAAGCCGGCGAGACCGAGAGACCCCTCACCAGCACCAACGGTGAGGGGTTTTCTCGTTGCCCGAGACACGCCGAGGGTCTTGCCACGATCAGCGCGACCGCGTTAGTATCGTATTCACTAGGTCGCAAAGTGCGACCGGATAGGGGAAGTAACCGTGAAGTATCTCGAAGAGTCGGACGTGCTAGACACGCGGATTGACGCTACCGCGCCGGTGAACCGCAGCGTAACCGGATACGGTGCGAGCGTAGCGACGAACCGATCACTGCGCCTGGTGGGGCAGGACGGCCGCGCTCGTTGGTACCGCGTCTACGCCATGGTCTACGCGAACAACGCCGTACCGTTCGTGCGAGTCGGTGGCGAGGAATTGATCGCGTCGCGCATCTTCTGACGCTGGCCGCAAAAAAATCAGCACCGTCGAGACACGATCTCGGCGGTGTTGTGTTTGTGCCGGCACCGGCGTATCGTTGGTACTAGGTCGCGGAGTGCGACCGGACAGGAAAGGACGCAAAGTGAAAAAACCAATTTGCCCCAACTGCGGGGGATACATTCCAAACAACGAGACACCGGGCGCGTACATGGGCGCACTCTCACGGCGTGACAACGAGACTGAGATTTGCTCGGACTGCGGCACTCGTGAGGCAATGGAGGACTACATCCTCTCGATGAAGCAATCCGGCTACGGTCAGAACTAGGGGGAGATCATGCAACACACATTTATCGGTACCGGCGAGGGTAACTACGTCCGGTGTCTCTCGTGTGGCGGTATGTGGACGCTAGCCGGCGACGGTCGAGCACCCGGCGAGTACGCACAGTCGTTCGACGGTCACATGGCGAGCGACTGCCGGGGACTGTACACCGCCACCGACGGTGGGGGACGTTGCCACCACTACGCCGGAGAATGCCCGGTGAGCGAGTGCTCACTCGACGGTGAGTGCAACTGTCTATTCTGCAAGTCATAACCGCTACGATCAGCGAGAACCCCACGCCTAACCGCGTGGGGTTTTTCGTGCGCCTGGAACGGTCGCTTGATCTTCCAGGCAATTTTTTTCGTCCAGAAGTGCTGCCGTTGGTCGCCGGATCGCGGTGTCGCGCTCGCGGTGTGGGGTGTTGCGCCGGCCGGTGAGTCGGTGGCATAATCGACCTAGCGCGGAAATGCCGCGCGGATAGGTAGGGGAAATGATCAACACGACTAGGGAACTCATAGACATCGCTCGCGAGTTGGGGAGTCCATACTTCGACGAGTCCACTATGCGATTCTTCTCGTCTCGCGTTCACCAGACGGTCTACCGGGGCGCGTTGTTCGTCACGAGCGAGCAGGACGATTCGGGCGTGGTCTGGGGCGGTGCGCGTCGCTACACGGTGCGCCGGTTCCAGATCATGGGCGATTCGGTGACGTTCCAGACGGTGGGCGAGTTTGGGCAGTACGCAACGGGCGAGGAGGCCGGCGAGGCTGCGCGTCGCCTGTCGGTCGGGTTCAAGGTCTGCGGTGAGTGCGGGCGAGTCTTTGACACGATCGGGAACACCGACGACGCCGGTGAGTGGGCGTACGGTCACGACTGCGAGGTCTAGCCACCGCCCGACAACGACGAGAGCCCCCGGTGAGAGCCGGGGGTTTTCTCGTGCCCCTACGCCCGACGGTGACGCGCTAACGCGCTCACGAGCCAACGGTGAGCGTGTCGCCACGCTGCGAGCGTTCCAGGGTCTTAGAACGCGCCCAACGGTGCGAACTTTGCGCCTGGAAGATCACGCGCTGGCCACCGGATCGAAATCCGATTTGCACTCACGCGGTGAGTGTGTCTAAAATGATCAAGCCCCCCAACGCCGCCCGGTGTGGTCGAGACTCTCCCCCCCCCCCTTGTCTCCCACATCGGGCGGCACTCTTTTGTGGGCGTAGGGTGTTGCGCGGTCTGTCGATATGCCGTAGTGTCGTTCTTGTAGCACCGATTCGGGTCGCTACCCCACCGGCAGGGAATGCCGGACAAGCCGGAGTAATCCGGAGTTAGGGGTCGAAATGCCTAGCATTCCGATCAAGGGAGAAGTTGCCAAAGCGGTTCACGAATTGGCGACCATTCGGGACGAGCGTAAGGCTCTTGAGAAGCGCGAGGCGGTGCTAAAGGACTTGATCTTGCAGCACTTGTCGGCCGGTGACACCGGCACGGTTCGCAACATCCCTGTGGTTGCTATCAAGGAGATGAAGCGTACCGGCATTGACACCGAGCGTCTCGAAAAAGAGATGCCGGAGTTGTTCAAGGAACTTCAGAAAGTCACGTCCTACACGCGGATCGACACGCTTTAGCGGTTCGCAGCAGACAGGGAAGCCCCGGCGAGAGTCGGGGCTTTTCTGCGCGTAGGGTGTTGCGCGATCAACGGCACGGCGAGTAGCATTGGAGTATCGGGGGGTTCCCGGTGGGGAGGAGGTGATTCAGATGAACGGACTGCAACTTATGGTTCTCGTCCAGGGACTCAAGTTAGAGATCAAGACTTGGGAAACCGGACACCGTCTGCAACTCACCCGCGAGTCGTCGCTACACGCTCTCAAGCGTTTGACCGGCGAGGACTTCGGGCGAGGACTTCGGGCGCGTCAACGGGCGTTGGCGTGGCTGGAGGATGTCGCGGAAGCGAACGGTATCGCGCTACGAAAGTAGCGTGACCGGAGAGACCCCTCACCTAACGGTGGGGGGTCTTTTCGCGCCTAGGGCGTGAGTCGCTGCACGATCACTGGACTCGCAACGGTGCGCGGTTCGCGCTCGCAGCAGGGCAGGGCAGGGCAGGGCAGGGTGTTGCGAGGCCGCAACGGTGCGCGGTACGCTGGGGGAGTCGGGGGGTTCCCGACGGAGAGGGGGTGAGGGAATGCCAAAGTGGAAAGTTGAGTACCTAATCGGTACGCAGTACGAGGTCGAAATCGAAGCCGAGACGCCGGCCGAGGCGCAGGAAATCTTCGAGCGCCGCTATCATGAGGAGGACGCCGAGTTGGACGGTGCGGAGGAAATCGAGGTGACGCACATCGTGACGCACGTCGGCCACGCGTAAGCGCAGCAGGAAGCCCCGTCGGTTCGCCGGCGGGGTTTTCTCGTGCCACGTCACGATCGTGCTGGCCTCATTTTTTGCTGCGGTGCCGGCCGTCGAGGGTGTTGCGCCGGCGAAGTAGTGCCCGATAGTCTTGGGGGGTCGGCAACCGCCGGCAGGGAGGGGGTGAGGACAATGGCTAATCTCATCGAATTGACCTACGACGAGTGGGTCGAGAAGTACAAGCCGGTAACGGATGAGGACGGCAACGTGCGGCCGTTCGAGACGTACGGCGTGGACTACGAGGTCGTGCAGGGTACAGACCCAGCGCGTGTGTGGACGCGGTGCGACTCCAGCGGGTTCGACTACATATCGAACGGACTGCATTGGGTAGACCGTTTCGTGTACTACGTCACGCAGGAACCGTTCGAGACCGGCGCGGACATCGAAATCAACCTGACACCCGCGTGTGTCGAGTCGGATTCGCACAAGTACGACGAGCGCGACGAGTGCGAGACGTGCGGCCGGTACAACGAGGGCGAGTAACCGCCACCGAGAAGCCCCCTGCCCCCACGGGCGGGGGGTTTTCTCATGCCGGCAGCGAGGAATCTGTCGGCCGTCGAGGGTGTTGCGCGGCAAGAACGAGGTCGACTAGAATCGAGTGGTCGGGGGGTTCCGGCGGGAGGGAGGTGATTCAAATGGCTACTGACTTTCAGAAGTTGGCTGTCGAACTAGCCGAGCGAATTATTCGCAACGGCTTCGATGAGGCCGCCATGTTCAACAGTCCGTCGAGCGCGACATACGACGCACTCGGCGAGGTCGTGCTTGGATTCGAGGGTGTATCCGTCGAAGTCCAGGACCGCGCTCGCGCGGTACGTGCGGCGTTTCGTCAGACCATCGACGGCAAGACGTATCTCTTCGCCGTCGAGGGAATCGACTAGCGTCTAACCGAGAAGCCCCTCACCCGTCAGGGTGGGGGGTTTTTCCATGCGCCGGCGAGGGAATCTGTCAGACCACCGCTGAGGAATCTGTCAGACCGCTAACGGTGAGTCTGCTGCAGCGGTTCGCGCTGTCGCTGGACGCAGAATCAACGGTGAGCCCTGGTGGGTATAGAAGTACCCCCTACGGATGAAACCGCGTCAGAATCGATTCTGCGCCGCTTTTACGGTGTTGCGCCGACGCGCTCGCCGACGGTATCGTTTAGGTGTCGGGAGTCGCCCGACGGAGGGGAGGTGAGAACGTGAAGACAGCAGAAGAAATCGCAGCGTACATCGCCGTCCGTGTGGCCGAGTACGACGCGGAGGTCGCAGCCAACGGATTCGACGGAGACCTGCGTGACGATTCGATTCTCGCGCAGTACGAGGTGTACCAGCACCTAGACGCGTGGATTCGCGCGTAATAATCCGAATGCGGTGAAGAATCCCCTGCCGAGAGGTGGGGGATTTTTCGTGCGGTGCGCCGGCCGTCAAGATCTCTGGACAAATTTTTACGCTGCGCCGGCGTAGTGTTGTGCGGTGTGCGGTGAATCTGTATTCTGAAGTGGTCGGCAGGTGGCCGGCAGGGAGGAGCGGGTGGCAGATGAACACCTACGAAATATCTTGGACTGAAACGACAGTGAGTACGGTTCGAGTGCAGGGCAGGACACGGGAGGAAGCGTGGGAGGCGTATCGCAACCAAGAGCACACCAAACCGACGTCCAAGCACCTTGAGACAACGAGAGCCAGCATAGCCCTCGCAAAGGATTAGGAACACTAGAGAAGCCCCTCGGGAGACCGGGGGGTTTTCTCGTGCGGTGAAGTCTCTCTGGATCCGCTGCAGATGCGGTGTGCGGTGACAGGTGTTGTGCGGATGTACCGACAGCACTAGTATCGAAGTGTCGGCAAGTTGCCGGCGGAGGGGAGGTGAGCAAAATGAGCGGATACTATCCAGACGGAGTGACCGGCAACGAGTACGCTATCGCCGGCGCAGACCGCGAGTGGGATGACGAGCGTACAGTCGCTTGCCAGAACGAAGACTGCGCCGAGTTTGAGGTCGATACTGACCTTGAGGTGGCACTGTCGTCATACGGTTCGAGCGAGTGGGGAAGTTTCACTTGCCCTGCTTGTGGCACTCAAGGTGAGTACGAGGGTGAAGTCAATGACGAGCCTGACCCAGACCGGTACCGAGACTGAGAGAGGAGAGAGTCCCCCGCCCGAGAGAGTGGGGGATTTTCTTTGTCCCGAGTCCGGCGGCCGACGTGCGGATCCTAGAGCCGGCACTCGCCATATGCGGTGGAGGGTGTTGCGCGGAGTGTCTGACTAGTGCCATAATCGAAGTAGCGCGGAGATCCCGCGGTTAGGGGCAACAATGACTACGACATACCGATTCACATATGCGGTAGGTGATGTGTACCGCGTGGAAATCTCTGCGGATACACTCACCGAGGCACGAAACATATTCGCTGCTCGATTTGAGGAGAGCGCCGGCAACATCCCAGAAGCCACCAAGTTTGAAGATGTGACACACGCTGTAATCAGCGAAGTGTTCGACTACTGACACCTCCCCCCGCGTCAGTACGGAGAAGCCCCCTCACACGAGGGGGTTTTTTCGTATGCAGTGCGCGGATCCTGCTGGACACAAAAATCAGTCCAGACACACCTGCGAATGTGTTGCGCCGTCATGCGGTGCGCCGGTACTTTAGAGACATGGAAATTACCGAGAAGCCCGCCCGAGATCTCGTATGCGGTGACTTGTACCGAGATGTGTTCGGCGCAGTGTGGGGTGTCCTCAGTGTGCGGTATGACGCTGGTGCGGCACTCATTCACCTTGCCGGCGCGGATGGCACCACAAAGACCAAGCGACTCGCAGGTGCGGCATATGTCGAGGTCGTTGAGCCCTAGCGTCTTGCACTGCAGTATGGTCGGTTCGCCGGCGGAGGTAAGTATGCGGTGCGCGGATCCATACGCCCACGCCGGCCGTGTTATGATTCCGGCATGGAAACCTTAGACATTTTTATTTTTGTCGCTCTCGCGCTCATGTCGTTTACAATAATTGGCGCGGGTATTGCCTATGTCGTTATCGAATACCGAATGCGGCGCGAACGACAGAGACAGCTCACGCCCCTAATTGGCGTGGTACTACCTAAGGGAGACTCGGATGTTTCGTAGACTCTGGTACGCGCTTCGAGAGATTCTCTGGGTAGCAGTCCTATCAGCTGCGCTCGCCGTGGCTGGGATCTTGTGTGCGGTATACGGACTCAACACTGTGGCCGTCGTGCTCGGTCTATCGTCAATCTCGCTCGCGGTACTGTCGCAGCGTAACTAGTGTCGAAGCAATTCAAGTCATTCCTGGACTCGCCGACTGCGGATAATCGAGAGACACGCTGGCTCACGCCCGGCTGGGTAGTGGGACCACTCGGGGACTTCGACCTGGATCCATGCGGTGCGCCGGAGCACTCGCTCGCTCGAGTTACCTATATGCCAGAGAATGGTAAGAATGGACTGGTCGAACCATGGTTCGGCCGCGTCTGGTGCAACCCACCATACGGTAAGCAGTCTGTGCCGTTCATGAAGCGACTCGTTGAGCACGGCAATGGGATCGCACTCATCTTTGCGCGGACTGATACCAAAATGTTTCATGACTACGTCTTTGACTGCGCCGACGCTCTGCTGTTTATCAAGTCTCGAGTTTCATTCATTCCAGGTGAAGGTACCACCACCAAGACAGACAGATCTGGTGCGCCGTCTGTGCTCGTCGCTTATGGGGAAGAGAACGTACGCGCTCTGGAAGTATGCGGGATCCCTGGAAAATTCATTCGTCTTTGAGTTTGGTACAGTTATACACATGAAAGAAAAAAATACCCCCCAGCCGGAGCCAGAAATCTCTGACTCGAGTGCCGAGACTGCTGCTGAAGAGTATGCGGTGCCCGAGGTTATTGAGGAGGCCGAGGCAGTACCTACACCAACCCGGAACGCACCACCCAGTGCGTACGCGGTTGTTAGTGGCAACGACCAGGATCATGTTTACCTAAGTCGCTGCCTATATAAGAACCTCACTCGAAAAAAGTCTTTGTCTGTGCACCACATACAGCGCCGGCTTCATGAGTGGGGCTACTCGGAGGCCTATCTAGATAAGGATGGGTACTACGGAGATCACACCCAAGCTGCGGTAAAGAAGTTCCAAGAAGATCATGGCCTAGATGGCGATGGCTCCATGGACTCTAAAACACTCATGGCCATTTTTGAGGGCGACACTAACGTCATGGTGATCATTGACTAGTCGCCTCTAATCACATGCTACATAACGTGTAGAATGGGACAATGAGGAAATCAGCGCGGAATCAGCCACTTCCCCTCGCGGAGGTGGCTGTTCTGCGTTCCCTGTCTGGTACGCAACTGAAGTACCGATGCCATGCGCTGTACCAGGCAGGGTGGACTCTCTCGGCCATCGGAGATCCACTTGATAAGCAACGCTCGACTATACGCCTCTGGGTCAACTCAGTCTCCCCAGACCTCACCCGGATTGAAGTACCGAGCCCCGTCGATAAGACATATGTGCCGAAGAAGATCCCCTCTCCGGGGATCACTCCTGCCGACAGGGCCAGGATGCTAGAACTCGCTCCGCTAGCACGGAAGTATAGGTCGAGGCTCCCAGATGACCACTCGGCCACCAAAGCTAATTACGAACTTACAGCGCTTTGCCTGAGTCTGTACCGAAGTCACGTGACAATTCAAGAGCTTGCAGATGCAGCAGGAGTATCATACCGAGCAATGTATAGAAGGGTGAAGCACAATGGCTTCAGTTAAACATGATGTATTCCCAGCACTAGTTGCTTTGGTACCTGCGGATGATCCAGTCGAGCTCACTAGCATTTCGTCAGCACCGATCTCGCCCAAGGCTGCCAGACAAGTCAATACAGCACGAGTAGTTATCATGGATAACCTCATCATCATTGCTATCGATGGAGGTAGCGACGGGCCCAAGGTCGTGTTCCGAGAAGAGATAAAGCCAGAGACATTCATTAAGAATCAAGGATCTGACTCCTACGTGGAGACTGTGTCTGGTAAAAAAGTTGCATACAAAAAGGACAATGCTTGTGGCTGCGGGTCTAGACTGAGGACCTGGCGACCATATAACAATGTCAACAGCAGTAAGGATCCCACCGAATGACAGTAATAAATCAGTATGAAGTTTGCTACTCAAAAGGTAAGTTCAAGTTAGAGTTATACAAGACCACGATGTTTAGAAGTTTTGTTGTCTCAGCTGCCGATACATTATGCGTTGTCTTGGGTCACAGGTTCTGTAACAAGTTGGTTACTCCAGCTGTCGTCTGGGAAGATAAGCGTCGTGAGTACATGCTGTCTATTGATATAACTAGAGCTCAGGCTGATGACATATGCGGGGCAGACAAGTGGGAGATCTTGGATGATAAAGATTGACCTCCTCACCCTCCTAGTTCTTGTTCTCGCTTCATACCGAGTGACCAGGTTCTTCATCGAGGACTATCTGTTTGACAAGGTGCGGAACTGGATCTGGAGCAAGCGCGACCCATCCACCGCTATTGGCTACTTATTTACCTGCTACTGGTGCCTAGGCTTCTGGATAAGTTCAGCGATCGTCGTTGGTTATATACTTATACCTAGCGTTATGTTCATCGTCTGCCTGGTGCTTGCACTCTCTGCGGCAGTGGGCATTTTCAGTACACTCCTAGACAGGAACTAACCAGTGGCCGTATTTAGAAAAGACAGCACCCCGGCGTCGTCTGCCGCCTTCTCGGCACCTCGAGGACTAACTGCTGCGGCTGCTCAAGTCAAAATCAATGATCGCTCCGAGGTCGAGCAGTTTAAGTCACGCCGAGCCTCTGCTGTTGCTCAGTGGCAGCAGGAGGCCTGGGATTATTATGATGCCATTGGTGAAATCAAATATGCCTTCAATCTTGTTGGTGCCGTGGTATCACGTATTCGTCTATATGCCGCTACAGTCATTGATCCTTCTGAAGCTCCGGTCGCGCTGAAGAACACCGATGCAGTTGATTCAGGTCTAACCGCGGCAGCCGAGCGTGCTCTCGAGCGTCTCGACTCTGCTTATGGTGGCCAGGCTGGATTGCTCAAGGACGCTGCCCTCAACCTGCTAGTTACGGGTGAATGCTATTTGGTGCAGATGCCAGAGCGGATCGGAACCGGGGTCCCTGAGTCCTGGGATATCAGATCTGTCGATGAGGTGAGGATTGACCAGCGTGGTCAGTACATCATCACCACTCGTCGTGACCTCAATGGTGCTATGCCGATCGTCATTCCCAATGATGCATTTGTTGGTCGTATCTGGCGTGCACACCCCCGCTACTCGGATGAGCCAGACTCGAGCCTGAAAGGTGTGCTCGACCTGTGTGCTGAGCTTCTCCTCCTCAACAGAACATTCCGTGCCACAGCCAGATCACGCCTCAACGCTGGTGCGCTGTACCTGCCTGATGGTCTGTCTATGGCTGCCGGTACAGACTCAGACTTCCAGTTCAATGACGAGGTTGACATCACCGGCCCCACACCGGAAGAGGAAGAGGACGAGTTCGAAGAGCAGCTCGTCGATGCGATGACTACTCCGATCTCGGACGAGTCCTCTGCTTCTGCCGTTGTGCCTCTCATCATTCGTGGTCCTGCTGAGCTCGGTGACAAGATCAAGCAGTTCAAGTTTGAGCGTTCGTTTGACCCCGCCCTAGCTCAGCGTGCTGATCGTGTGCTCGAGCGTATCCTTCAGGGCCTTGATGTACCGAAGGATACTGTTACGGGTCTTGCCAACGTGAAGTACTCGAACGCCATCCAGATTGACGAGTCGCTGTACAAGGCCCACATTGAGCCAATGCTTCTTCTGCTTTCGGATGCCATCACCGTTGTGTACCTGCGCCCATACCTTAAGGCCATTGGATACCCGGCTGCTGACGTGGATCGTCTCGTTGTTTGGTATGACCCATCTGCAGTATCAACTCGCAATGACCGAGCCATGGATGCAGATGCTGGCTTCGACAAGATGGCTGTGTCATACGAGACATGGCGTCGTGCTCACGGATTCTCAGATGCAGATGCCCCATCGCCAACAGAAGTTGCGATACGCATGATGATTGAGAAGGGTATGATTACTCCGGAGCTCACCGAGGCCATGCTTCAGACATTTGCTCCTGATGCCATGGACGCTGTGAAGGCTAATGGTGGATCGTCTGGCGGGATGCCAATGAGCCCCGAGATTGCTCAGGCTCTGGGTGAGGGTGGAGGCCCAACCCCGACCAGTGTTGATCAATCTTTCCTAGGAGAGCAACCGCCACCAGGTCTCGCCGAGCCTACCCCCGAGACACCAGCCCCCGCCTCGGAAGAGCCTGCCCCCGCTGCGGAAGAGACACTTCAACCAGCAGGAGAGCCACCACTGCCACTGGCTGAGCCGGAGCCTACACCGAAGAGTAGGCCCAGATCGAAAGCTTAGTCAGCAACCAAAACCCCCGGCCGTGTACACCGGGGGTTTTGTTATGAAATTTGACATGTTGTACGGGTAGGGTTAGGGTAGGTGGTGACAGGTGGTCACAGAGAAACAGGATACAGTGACCAGATACAGAAAGATCATGCTTGAGCTTCCGCCAGAGACTGCGACTCTGCTGAAGACAACTACCGACAGAGAAACATTGTTCGCCCACTATGCTGCTCTTCGGGCTGGTGGGTGGACGCTAGATAGTATGGCAACCGTGGTGGGGATCTCCCCAGAGCGCGTCCGGCAGTTGGTACTAAAGGCAGGTACTCGGGAGGAGGCGTTGGCCAAGTCTCGTGCAGCTGGGCTAGTGGTGCCTGAGCTTCCCGTGATGCCTGAGCGGGAGAGAGTACATCGTCCCGAGCCATTACCGGAGAACATCGAACGCATGCTTGAGCTTCAGCCATACGCTCAGATGGTTCGTGCCAACAGCCCCCGTCATCGGGAAGAAGCCGAGGAGTACACCAAGCTCATTGACCTCGAACACAACACGCGTGGGGTATCGCTGTATCGCCTGGCGCAGTTGCTTGGGGTCACACACGGGGCTCTTCGCTTCCGATTGGTTCGATATGGGTACAAGAGCACGACTTCAGACTCCCGCGTATACAAACGCATCATCGACGACAACCGACCACCCATCGACACAGTGTAATAACTGGTAAGATAAAGGCGGGCCTTCGGGTCCGCCTTTACTTATTACGGAGGACGAATGGCCAAGTCATTGGCGCAGATTGTGGCTGAGCTACCTGATGAAGAACGTCAGGCTGTCCTCGCTGATATGGATCAGGATTCGCTGCTGTGGGATTGGACATTCTGGTCGAGACCCGAACAACAAGCTCCACCTGGGGACTGGGCGATCTGGTTGTTACTCGCAGGGCGTGGTTTCGGGAAGTTGCTGGACTTAAACACCAAGATCCTGACCATCGATGGTTGGAAGTTACTAGCCGACATCGTGGATGGGGACATCATATTTGATGAGCTCGGGGTACCAACTCGAGTCGTCAAGGCACACGATGTCGAAGTTCCGAAGGTAGCATACAGAGTCTACTTCTCTGATGGCACGTACCTGGATGCAGGAGAGGAGCACCTCTGGATCACATGGACGCACGCTGAACGAAAGAACTACCTGCGCAGGAATGCCAGCCCAACTCAGTTCCCGATTGACTGGGCAGACAAGCCATATATTTCGACCCGAGAGATCTACGACACTCAGAAGTTCGGGAAGCGTGGGGATCGTACTCACTGTATTCCTGTTGCAGGAGCCATTGCATTCCCAGAGAAAGAGCAGCTGATCGAGCCCTATGTGTTGGGGTATTGGCTCGGAGATGGGGACTCATCGGGTGGAGTATTCACCTGTGGAGATGAAGATCAGGCAGCCCTCATGTCGACACTGACATCGTGTGGGTATGAGCCGAAATACTGGGCTGATGTGCGACACAACAGAATTGGTACACGCAACCTGCATACTAAGCTAGGTAACCTGGGTCTGCTGAAGAATAAACATATACCAGATGAGTACATGAGGGGTTCAGTGGAGCAGAGACTAGATTTGCTTCGCGGGTTGATGGACTCTGATGGGTACTGTGCTCCAGGAGGAAAGTCTGTAGAGTTCTGCTCCACCAACAGAATTCTTGCTGAGGGTGTCTTGGCATTGGCTCGCTCGCTGTCTGAGCGTCCCGTGCTCTCAGTTGGTAGGGCAACCCTCAATAGCCGAGACATGGGGGAGAAGTATCGTGTGACATGGAGACCGTCAGTATTTATACCATTTGCCCTGACGAGGAAGGCATCCCGTGTGTCTAGGGTGGGTAGCCAGGGGTTGCGTCTCAGGCACAGGATGATTACGCGAGTCGAAGAGATCACCCCTGTCGAGATGAGGTGTCTCACAGTCGATTCTCCCAATGCCATGTATCTAGCCGGTGAGTCTCTCATTCCGACACACAACACTCGAACCGCTGCTGAGTGGGTTCGTGAAGAGGCGAAGTACACGCGTGATGGGAAGCGTCGATTCGCTCTGGTCGCTCGTACTGCAGCCGATGTGCGAGATGTTCTCGTCGAAGGAGAGAGCGGTGTCATGTCTGTCACCCCGCCCTCGGAGCGTCCACTTTACGAGCCCTCGAAGCGTCGCCTCACGTGGCCCAATGGCAACACTGCCACCTGCTTCACTGCCGATGAGCCTGACTCGCTTCGTGGTCCTCAGTTCACACATGCCTGGGGTGATGAGGTCGCTGCATGGAGGCAGTCACCGGATGCTGCAGGTATGACTGCGTTTGATAACCTTCGAGTTGGTACACGTCTAGGGGAGCACCCCAAGATCCTTGTGACCACCACACCCAAGCGGGTGCCTCTACTGTACACGCTGTTGGATGAAGCCGAGAAGAACCCCGGCCGTGTAGTCATCAGTCGTGGTTCGACCATGGACAATGCAGGCAATCTGTCTGGATCATACATGGATGCAATCACTGGTGTGTACGCAGGTACACGCCTTGCTGCTCAGGAGCTCATGGGTGAAATGCTCGACGCTGTTGAAGGGGCACTGTGGGTTGAGGAGCTGATTGAGTCATACCGACAATCGTCAGCTCCAAATATGCCTCTTCGTTGCATTGGGGTGGACCCCTCTGTGGCCGAGAACCCCAAGGATGAGTGTGGCATCGTGGTCGTGGGATCCACAGCTGATCGTGATCTGTACAAGAGGCAGTCTTGGGTATTGGAGGATGCTTCAGTTCACGGATCACCTACCGT